ACTGCTACCAATGGTGCTAAGACTTTTACATTCAATGGTCTCATGGAGGATGAGAATGGTACCACTATAACTCTTCCTTTTTCTATAACATCCATCAATACATCTTCAATAGCGTCTGGTGGTGCTGATATAGAGACCATTGATAAAATTAAATTTAATGCTCCTAAGTTTTTTGGATCTCAGAATAGAGCAGTAACTGGTAATGATTACAAAGCAATTGTAAGAAATATATATCCTGCGGTAAGTGATATTATTGTGTTTGGTGGTGAGGAACAAGTGCCACCTGCGTATGGTAAAGTATTCCTTTCTGTTAAACCTACTGAAGCTGCAACACTATCTTCATTCACTAAGAATGAATTAAAGCAAGAACTTAAGAAATTTAGTGTTGCATCTATTAGACCAGAATTTATTGATCCGTCTATCTTATTTCTAGAATTGACTAGTGACATTTATTACAGTAGTACAAAAACCCAGTTATTACCCACAGAGATAGCAACAAAAGCGTCTACAGCAATAGTTGAGTATTTAAAGACATCTCAAACTGAAAAGTTCAATGGTAAGTTTAGATACAGTAAATTTATTGGTGTCATTGATAATTCAGACATATCTATCAACTCAAATGTAACAGATGTTACTATGAGAAAAGATTTTATAGCACAGATTAATGCTTCATCTTTTTATGAGATATGTTATCAAAATTCATTTTTAATAGACTGTAATAATCCTGTTGTAACATCTACTGGTATGACAGTTTTTGAGTTTCCCAATGTTACTTCGTTCTTAGAGGATAGAAATGGAAAATTAGTGCTATATAGACTAGATCCTGTAAGTGGTGATAAGATTTTACTAAATGATTCCATAGGAACTGTTGATTATGAAAGAGGTGAAATTGTAATGGATAACTTTACTATCCTAAAGGGAACTTTTTCTGATAACCGTGTTGAATTAAGAGTTAAACCTAGAAATAAAGATATTGAAGTAAAACGTGAGATGTATCTAGATGTAGATGTATCAAAAAGTAAATTTGTAGCATATAAAGAAGACTAGGAATGCCTAAGACTGCTAATAGAATCTCATTTCTAATTGATTCTCAACTTCCTGATTTTATCAACGAGGAGTATGAACTGTTTGGAAAGTTCATACAGAAATACTATGAGCAGTTAGAAATACAGGGTCAACCATATGATATTGTTGAGAATCTTTCAACTTATCGTGATATTGACTTTTACGAAAACAATATTCTAAAACAGAATACTACAGTAGTTGGATTAGTTAATCCTTCTGATACTACTATAACTGTGGTAGATGCTACATCATTTCCTAAAAATGGTGGATACATTAAAATAAATGATGAAATATGTTTTTACAAAAATAGAACAGATACACAGTTTAGAGAGATTAGTCGTGGTGTAAGTGGTAATACAAAATTAGGTGACTTATATTCTACTAGTACATTTGTTACAACCCAAGCATCCAGTCATAGCAATGGATCTAAGGTACAAAATATAAGCAATTTATTTTTATATGCTTTAATCAAAAATTTTGAATTTGAGTATCTACAGGATTTCCCTGAATCTTTCCTGAATGATGCTGTTGATAAAAGAACTCTTATTAAGAATATAAGTTCATTTTATCAATCAAAGGGAACTGATAAATCTATAAAATTTATATTTAAGTGTTTAGTTAAAGATGATCCAGAACCAGAAGTTGCATACCCACGAGATTTTACACTTAAAAGTTCCGAATCTAATTGGATTAATAATTTTTCATTAAAAGTTAAAGTATTATCAGGAACAGTAACAGATCTCATAGGTAAAAAAATCTTACAAACAAAACCTTTTGCATCTGCCATCGTTGATAATGTACGTTTTGATGGCACATATGATGGTGAGGACTTGTATGAGATTATTCTTAATGAAGCAAGCGTAAATGGTCAGTTTTCCATAGCTGCAAGAACTAAATTAACAGAATCTATTCTTGCTACTGATACTGTAGGTGATAGGATTGATGTAGAGTCAACATTAGGTTGGGATAAGGAGGGAGAGTTTACTATCGGTAATGAAAGATTTACATATGAGAATAAAAATGTAAATCAATTTGTTATAAAATCTAGAGAGGGAACTACTGTATATCCAATAGGAACATCTGTAACCTTTGGTGCAAATGTATCTGGAGAAAATGTAACACTATTAGTCTATGGTGTCTTATATAATGCAATTAATGAGACAAGTGCACCTTACTCAAATATAGGTGATATACTTGAAATATCTGAACCTGGTTTTGTAACAAATGATATAAAAATATTTGATGCACAGAATAATCTTCGTTGGTTATTATCTGGTGCCTCTCCATTGATTAGCGATTTAAACACAAATGTATCTGCTATCTATGAGGATGGTGAAGGTTATTACATAGCTTCTTCAGGATTTCCTTCACATGTAGTAGGTACAACAAACCAACCATCCGATACGAAGGATCAGAAACAATTAAAAATTATTAGAAAAACACCAATATCTACAACTGAGACTTATGAGACTAAATTTAGAGATGTAGGTATTGCTATAAATGGCATAGCGTTTGCTAGTTATAAAGATGAAAGTGTAGTATTCAATGGTGCTTTACAATCTATCACTGTAAATGATCGTGGTAATGGATATCTTAATGCTCCTTTTGTATTAATAGATGGTGTAGGTGGTAGAGCAACATCATCACTTTCTGGACAAGTTGTTCAATCAATAACAATTACCAATGCAGGTGCATATACTGCTATTCCTGTTGTTGAAATATTATCTGGAAGAAATGGTGATGCAACTGCTGTAGTTACAAATGGCAAAATTACCAGTATTACTCTTAATAACGCTGGTGAATATTATTCCACTCCACCTGAAGTTAGAATTACTGATAGTAAAGGTAAGGGTAGATTTGCGGATTTTGTTGCAACAGTTTCAGGCACTGGTGCTATAACTGGATTTACTCAAATCAATGGTGGTGATTTTTATACCCAAGAGAATGTTACAGTTGATCTAATTCCTGTTGGTTCTGGTGCAACCGCAACAGCAACTATTAGAGAGTGGAGAAAAGACAAATATTTTATAAACAAAAATAATTTAGATTCTGACAATGGATATTGGTTCCAAAACTATGATCCTTCTAAGGGTCATGGTTATGCTTATTATGCGTCTCCTACTACGTTAAGAGCAAATGATACAGGAACTTCTCATTCTCCTATCTTAGGATTTGCATATGATGGTAATCCCATATATGGTGCATATGGATATACTAACCCTCTAGATTCTTCTAGTGCTGTTACACAGATGAGTCCTAGTTACTCTAGAAATTCTACTAGAGTAGGACCTAGCACTACCACATATCCTTTAGGAACATTTATTGATGATTACACATTCACTGATGGTTCTGGATCACTGGATAAGAATAATGGTAGATTCTGTGTTACACCTGAATATCCTGAAGGGACTTATGCATACTTTATTACAGTTGATAGTAATGATAATCCATTATTCCCATATATTGTGGGCAAATGTTACTATTCATTACCATTGGAATCTAATTATAATTCTGAGATGACTCAGGATGACCTACCAGTCAATGCTAATAGATTAAGAACCACTGGTATATCTAAAAATGGTGTGCAAGCAGTAGCAAAAATTTCTGATATAACAAGAGGCAGTGTATCATCTGCTACAATTACAAGTAGCGGATCTAATTTTTCTGTTGGTGGAAAATTAGTAGTTGATGATAGTGGCACTGAGGGATCTGGTGTCTCTGGTGAAGTAAATTCTGTAAAAGGAAAAGCAGTATCATCACTTGAATCACAAATTAATAAAACACTCTATATTGTACTCACTAATAACGGATATCTTTTTGATGGAGATACTATTACTCAAGCAAACACTGGTGCTACAGGTAAAATAGTTGGTAATGTATTTACTGCTAAAACATTTGCATTACGTGCAGTAACAGGTACCTTTAATAGTACAGATGTACTATCATCTAATACTAAAGTACTTAATTTAATTCTTGATCAACAATCATCTTATACCAAAGGTGCTGTTTTATCATTTAGTGATGGTATTGCATCATCAGTCGCAACAGGTGAAGTACTAGAAACGACAATAGATCAAAACGCAGTTAAAGTAAAAGTTTTAACAGGAACTTTTAGCGTTTCTACTACTTTGTTCCTCACAAGTTCTAATTTAATTAATACCACAGGATCAAAAATTGTTTCTTTATCATCTTTAAGTGATGATCTTAGTATTTTCACACTACAAGATAATGTGGCATTATTGACTACACCTTCTGCACATGGTGTTGGTATAGGTGAAGAGATAGAGGTTGATATTAATCCAGATGATGCAACATCTACAACAACTTATTATGTAAGAAAAAGAGTTTATCAAGAAGCAACTCTTAGAACATCAGTAATATCAACTACTCTCAATGATAATAGTATTGGTAAATTTACTATATTAAATGGTGGAGGAGATTACACTACAGGTTCATACACAAATATTGCATTATCAGGTGGTGCAGGATCTGGTGCAAAAGCAACCATAGTTGTATCTAGTTCTAATGTTGTTAACAATGTTATACTAACTGATAGGGGAACAGGATATAATAGATCTGATATTCTTACAGTTGGAGCACCTGATTTAGGAAAAGCAAATCCATCAACAAAACCAGATTTAAAAATACGTGTTGATCATGCAGGATTTGCATCAGAAAACAATATATTGAATGTTGCTAACGCTGACAATATCACAGTTAATGATTTGTTAAAAATAGGAAACGAAATTTTAAAAGTTACTTCTAAAAATAGTAATGCGTTAGTTGTAGAAAGAGGACAGAATTCAACCACAGCAGTAGATCATTTTGATGGTGCCACTGTTTCTGTATTTAATTTTGGATATAATATTCCTATTAATTATCCTGTAGGCAACACTATCAAAGATGCTAAGGTAATATCATATGATCCATCTACTCAAAAAGCAGTATTTGTATGGGATTATGATCAAAGCGTTTCATCTATTAACAAAATAAATTTATCAACAGTTTTTTATGATAGTAGTGCAGATGTAAAATTAGTTCAAATTGAATCTGTGACTGATCCAGATACTTATTTTGAATTTTCCTCTGATAATACAACATTTGTAAGAAATCAGATTATTGATATTAAAGAATACTACAAATATAAATTTGACACATCTCATGTATCAATGAGTGGTGTTGGTTTTGATATATCTCCAAGTAAAAATTTTAATCTTGTCACACCAGAAAAAATTGTAGGGGTAAACAATTCATTTGTTGATCTTAAACTAGGTTTTGGATCTAGAGCATCTACAAACACATATAGTAAAAAACAACCAATAATATACACAAAATATTACTATTATGACAGAGACGGTGTAGTCAACTCTGAAATGTCTTATTTCAATGTTGTTAATGACCCTCTACAAGGAACTAAAAATTCGTTGTATGTTACAAACACACAAATTCTTTATTCTACTAAGACTCAAGCGTCTCATGATGGGACAGGCATAATATCATATACATCAAAATCTCTATTCTCTGTTGGTGAGATTAATTCAATCAAGATTACAAATATAGGTGGTAATTATAAGAAGATACCTATTGTAACTGGTATCATTGACAATGATGGCAATGTTGATACCAATGTAGATTGTTTCTTAAATAGCACAGATATTGGTGTTCCTAGAAGTATAACAATTCATAATAATGGAGGATCTTATCATAGCGATCAAACAATAAAATCTAGTATTAGATCTAATTATATTTTAACATTATCCAATTTTGTTAGTGATGGATTTAATGTTGGTGAGATAATAGTACAAAAATCAGGAGCAACTGAGGTTGCTAGAGCAAAGGTAACATCATGGAGAAAAGGATCAAATATTCTTATTGTATCAAATATTACAGGTATTTTTAGAGAGAATCAACAAATCGTTGGATTAGCAGGTAATAAAACTGCAACTATTGATAGTATTAGATTCACAGAGTTTACTCCTATCATTAAAACTTTCTTTGACAATATTGGAAAATTTACTTCTGATGTTGGAAAACTAAGTGATCAAAATCAAAAAATTCATGATTCATATTTTTATCAAGATTTTTCATATTTAATTCAATCAAAGACTCCAATGGATTCTTGGAGATCTTTAATCAAGGAGACCACACATCCAGCTGGTTTTAAAATGTTTGGTGAAGTTGATGTAGAGTCTTCTGCTACAACACCAATGAGTAGTAATACAGTTACTACACATAATAGTTTTATAGAATTAAAAACAAATATTACAGTACAGAGTACAACCAAACAAATTACACAACATTTGATATCAGCACAAACAACTACTATTGAGGATGGTGTTGGTTCTGTTGCAAAAGATGCTACCAATACTACTGAAATTAAAGCAACTCAAATAAAATTAAGTGCTCCTTTTGATGGATCTTTATCTAACAATGGTAATCTTGCAGGTACTAAAACTTTTGGTATTCTTGATATGAATAATAATGCTGTTACTCCATACAACGAACAAGCATTAATAATCACATTAGATGGTATATTCCAAGAACCAGGTATTGCTTACACTGTTTCTGGAAGTAACATAACATTTGCACATCCACCATTAGGACCTAGCACAAAAAATAGTCAGGCAATACCTGGCGTTAGATTCTATGGAAAAAATTACCAATTTAAATCTGATACATTAAATGCCAAATATCTCAGAAAGATTAAAAATATATTCCAAAAAAGTGGTAGATGGATTGACGCTGCTAATCAAATTGAACGTAATAGAGTATACTTGCAGTCAGAAACACTTGGTTATATAAAAAATAAATTCCCTAATGTTACATGGGGTAAAGTAGAAACTAAGTGTTATAGAGACATTGGATTAGTAGCAGATGCACTTGCAAACGACATAAGATTTGGTGGCAACTCCTACACTGTTACTGCCATTGAGAAGTATTTTAATAACGATATATTAGATTATATCATAGGAGAGTTACAAGAGACTACAGAGGCATATGAGTACCTTGTAGGTCTTGCAAAATTAGCAATTAATAACACTCTTCCTACAGGAACATACACAACTGTTCCTCCATATATCAATAACAATATTATTGTTGATCCTGATCCTAATAAGTGTGCTGATGTTGTAGCAGCATTGACAACTCTTGGAGATATAATAGAAAAAACATTAGCTGGCGGTGTAGGAACTATACCTATTTCTTATCCTGATTACATTGACGGTAAGAATACAATATTTGAATTATATTATGAGGATGGTTCAGGATTATCAACAGATCCAAATGAAAATCTTCTCATAGGAATTAGTGGTGTGATACAACATGATTCTGCATATAGTATTGACAGATCATCAATTCCTAATAAAGTAGTATTTACAAGTCCACCTATTTGGAGTCAAGGAGTCAATACAAAAACATTACAAGAAGGAATTGCAGTTGATAAATTCTTTGCACATAGTATAGGAAGTTATCTCAGATGTGAGATTGATAAGAATGACATTCCAACAGGATCTAATGGTGCATTCTTAATACTTAATAGTGACGACAAAAAAGTTATTAATATATCTGATCCTCAGTTTGCCCTTGTGTTTATTGATGGTGTATTGCAAAGGGATCAAGATTCCTATATTATTAACGGACCTACCATAACATTCTCAAAGAAAATTTTCCAAGATAGTAATATAGAAATATTATATCTTTATGGTAGGGATATTTCACAGAGTATTACTCTATATGATTACGAGAGAAATGAGTATTACAATGAGATTATAGTTAAGTTTACTGGTGTTAGTGGAGATTTTGATGAATTTAAAAATTGGTGGGGTAAATTTAACCAAACTGACATGGTTGCATATCAGAAAGTTGGTGCAATTAAGAAATTCATTGGTAGTTTAAAACATTATTATATTGAGGGTAATGATCTAGTAATACAAATTGCAGGTTTCAATCCTGATGTTGATGGTAGTGATATATTTTTCTCTGGTTTAGATGATTTTAGTGATGAGATATCTCTCTCACAATCACGTACAGTGACTGTAACTACAAATTCTGATAACACATATAGAATGCAAAGAAATGCATCTAGATGGTTGTATGGAACTAAAAAAGCAGATGAGGCATTTTACGTTAGAAAGAATGGTCTTGCTAATTTAAACAAGGGTGACCTTATTAAGATTAATGGTGAAAATGAATACAGAACAATTAATGAGTTACCTCAATACTTTGAACCTAAGACCTATTTGCCAGGTGATGATCCCTCTAATAGTTTCTTTGGTTCGGTTGCCACTACTAATTATAATGGCGAGGAAAGAGGTATTGGGTTTGCAGTATCTTGCACTATCTCAAATGGTTCGGTTGACACTATAACATGGGATAGAAACATTCCTATATCAGGATATACCAAAGCACCCATATTACATTTTGTTCCTGTAAATCAGGCAGGTGGAGGTGCTAGAGCAGAGGTTATTGTTGTTGATGGCACCATTGTGGACATTGTATTGACAAATGGTGGTTCTGGATATACAAAAGCACCAAGAGTTGTTGTTGCAAAACAATATTCTATTAAGAAACAAAATAGAAAGATTGATTCTTTTGTTAATTTAATATTACATAATCAATTCTCTAGTGTTGCACAACCAGGTCCTGTCAATGCGGAAAGTTCTCTTGTCAAAATTAAATCTGGTAGTGGAACAGAAAATCCAGATGCTGCTATTGTAGGAACAATGATATCTCCAGCTGCATTTGGTGGTACATTGATCACAGTTGAAATTCCTTCTATTGCACTTGATCAAGCATCAACATTTGCTGTTAAACAAGAATTAATTTTCATTCTTCCACCAAGCACAGTAACTGCTGATGTAAAAACATCAGACTCTAATATAAAAGTGCGTCTGGAATTAAATAGAAGTATTATATCCCAACCAATTCTGTCAACTGATATTGCTAAAACTACTGTATATCAATTTGGATTTACAGATTATCGTTTTTGGTCTACTCCACCTAGCGGTTTTGCAAATACAACCTTACGACCATCATTCCAGATGTGGGAGAATGCTAAATTTATGGATACAGGAAACGTGCTACATAATGGTATATCGGTTTCCGCATACACAATTGAGGAGTTTGCACGTTGGGGATTTGATCTTGAGGACTTCTCCAGTTATCCTGGATCAGGTATATCTGATGCTGGATATGCGTTTAATGTTGGATATCCAAGTATAAATTATTATTTGGGTAGAATAAACCAAAACTTAAACAGTAGTGATACTATTGTTTATGTAGAAAATACTACTGATTTTCCTTCAACAGGGACTTTACAGTTAGGAAAAGAACAGATCACTTATACTGGTAAACTTAGTGATCGTTTTACAGGATGTACGAGAGGGGTTAATGGTACCACCGCACAATCGCATGATACTAGTGAACCTTTCTTCAGAAGTGCGTAATAAATACGTATAAATAAACCAGATTCAGTCTTATAAAATCACGAGCTTAGACAATGGCAGCTATTATTTCAGAAAAGTTTAGAATCTTCAATGCGAAGCAATTCTTAGAGTCGCTCAGTGAAGCGTCACCAACCAACATGTATTTTTTCGTTGGTCGTCCTCAAAAATGGTATGCTTACCTAGAAATTTACAACGTAAGTGGAACCTTCCAAGTTGGAGAAACAGTCACGGGTGGAGGTTTAAGCGGAACAGTTCAGGAAGTTCATCCTAACAGTCTTCTTATTGCTACTACCAATACCACAGCAGCACCTGCGTCAGGATCCACAATAACTGGTGGTACCTCATCTGCTACTGCTAAGGCATCAACATATAGGTTTGCTACAGAAGACGCTCCTCCTGCTCCAATAGACAATCAAAATGAAAAAGCTGCTGTATATGATGAATTGATTGCTGCCAAGCGTATTACATCTACATTTGCTCGTCTTGTTGCTCCTCGTTACAACTGGAGTTTATCAACAAACCCTAAGTTTGATATGTATCGTCCTAATTACTCTCCTACACCTGGTGGAGGTGGAGCAATTGGTGTGCAGACTGCGTTGGGTAGTTCCGCATTATCTGGATCTAAGTATTATGTTATGAATGCCAACTATGAGGTATTCAAGTGTGTATACAATGGTCAAACACCTGCTAATCCAACAGGAATTAATGCTGTATATGAACCAAAGACTACTCCTAGTGCTGGTCAAGGAACATATGCAAATGGTCTTTTTGTTGAGAGTGCTACAGGATACATTTGGAAATATATGTACACCTTAAGCACATCTGATGTTATAGCGTTCTTATCAAGTGACTTTTTACCAATAGGAACATATGACGGTCCTGCTGTTGTTGACGGTGCAATACATATCGCTGTAATTAAAGATGGTGGTTCTAATATGCCTACATCTGGAACAGTTTATGTTGGTGTTGATGGAGATGGAAGTGGTGCAGTTGTTAAAATTACCACAAGTGCTGGTGGTTCAATTTCTTCTGTAGAGATGGAATCAATTGGTAGTGGATACACATATGGTAACGTACGTCTAGTAAATGGTAATATTTACACTGATTCTGGATTAACAAATGCTGCAACAATTGCTGCAAATGCTACTGGTGCTGTTGAGGTAATCATGTCACCTGAAGGTGGTCATGGTTCCGATCTTGCTGCTGAGTTCTTTGCTAAGAGAGTTATGACAAATATTCGTCTAACTTATGCAGAGGGTTCTGGTGACTTCCCAGTTGATAATGATTTCCGCAGAATTGGAATCATTCAAGATCCATTTAATTTTGGCACTACAACTGTTGCTTCTGCAAGTACACTACGTGGTACTGCTGCACTTAAATTAACAGGTAGTGGTGACTATACCATTGATGAAGAAATTACACAAACTGTTAGTGGTGGTACTGCTAAGGGTAGAGTAGTTTCATGGGATTCAACAAATGGTATTTTAAAATATTTCCAATCCCCAGATCTTCATACACATAATGGTAAAGTTCTAGCATTTGATGATGCTACAAATAATGTGACTGGTGTTACATCAGGTACTGCACGTCCTATTGACGGAAACCAAGATACAGCACTTGCTGACATTTCCTTTACAGATGGAAAAGCAAATCCTGAGATCGCACCTAACTCTGGAGATATAGTATACATAGAGAACAGAAGACAAATTACTAGAGCTGCTGACCAAATAGAGGACATCAAGCTCGTAATTGAATTCTAATCTTATCAAAAAAATAGAGATAGTGAGATGCCTCAGAAGACGAACCTTAATGTAGCTCCATACTACGACGATTTTGAACAGGATAAAAACTTCTATAAGGTTCTCTTTCGTCCTGGTTTCTCAATCCAAGCGAGAGAGTTAACCCAGTTACAATCAAACCTTCAAAATCAAATTGAAAGTTTTGGTAAGTATGCTTTTAAGCAAGGAGAACTGGTTATACCAGGTGAAGTTGCCCTTAACACCAAACTAAATTTTGTTAAATTATCATCTGTATCTGAAATTCCTACAAATATAGATGGTAATATTGTATTTAAAAAATATGACATCAGTTTATTAAAAGGACAACAACTTAAAGGATTAACTTCTGGTGTTGTTGCTAGTGTAGTTGAAGCAAGTGAATCAACAGAAACTACTTCTGATGTCGTATATGTTAATTATATTAACAGTGGTAATGCAGGTAATGAAGAAACATTTCGCCAAGGTGAAACTTTAGAAGTTGTAGATGGCGTTAATACACCCCTCTTAGTTGTTGGAACCGATGGAAGCGTACTTCCTACTTCTATTTCTATTACTAATCCTGATACAGGTGAAGTCTCATCGTTAATTAGTAACGCAATGGGATTTGCTTCTGCTGTTAAGGTAGAAGAGGGAATTTATTTTGTAAATGGATTTTTTGTAAGAAATTCTAGTCAACTATTAGTAATTAATAAGTACTATGATAAGCCATCAGCAAAAGTAGGTTTTAAAATTGTAGAAAATATAGTCTCATCTGAGACAGATGAGTCTCTTTATGATAATGCTATTGGATCAAGCAACTTTAGTGCACCAGGTGCAGATAGATTAAAGATTGATCTGACATTGACTCAATTTGGGTTTACTGCAACCACAGATAAAAATTTTATACAACTATTGACCATTAAGTCTGGTGCTGTACAAAGTCAAATAATACCAACGGATTACAATCTTTTAGAAAATACTCTTGCAAGAAGAACTTTTGATGAGTCAGGAGATTATGTTGTTGATGATTTTTCCATTGATATTAGAGAATATTATCAAAGAAATGGTAATTTAGGTGTATTTTCTTTAGATTCAGAAACTGGTTTGGTAAATGGATTTACAACTGCAATAGCAGAAAATAAATTACTTGCTAGTGTAGGTCCTGGTAAAGCATATGTTAAAGGATTTGAGATTATTAACAAGGAAACAAAATATCTTACTGTAAATAAAGCAAGAGAAACTCTTAATAGATCTGATATTCGTTTAAAATCTAGTGGATTACCTACCTATAAAGTAAACAATACTTTTGGCACAGTTCCGTTAAATGCAGAGGGATCTGATTTAACTTCTTATCCTAACATATTTTTATGTGCTAATTTTAATGATGGTTCTATTGGACTAAACAATACTGAAACTATAACTGATATAAAACAAACTACAGATCGTCGTGGTAACTTTTTTGATATTGATACAGGTCTTAAGACAATTTATATAAAGATTGATAGTAGTGTAAACATTGATAATATTGGTGGTTCTGCTACAACTGATAATGATTCAAAATTAGCAGCAATATCAAGTCTTTGGTTTGTTATTAGTAGAACCAATGCAGGTTCACCATCAGTTGTTGGCAATGTATCTGGAGTTGCACTCTCTATTGTAAGTAGAGTAGAGGTTGATTCCAACTCATCCAACACATTCCTTGAGGTTACTGTTAGTGGTAAAAAAAGTCATCTAGATGAGTTTTTACTTGAGTTTGATAGTGGAGATTCTGATAATAATAGAAAATTATTCTTAACAGAAAATGATGCAAAGAATGGATCTGCAACAGAGTTTGGAACCATTGTTGATTATAATGAAACTATTACTCCCGTTATAGGACTTGCAAAACCAAGTAATGTAACCCTTATAGAAAAAGGTTCTGGATTTAATTCAGATGTAGATGTTGTAGTATCTAAAGGAAGACAATCTAATGGTAGTGCTGTTTATAACACCACTTTTGGATTATCTTATTTTGATCCTCAATTCTTCACTAAATTAAGTTTAGATGAACCAATTTCTATTACAGGTAGTTTTAGTAATGGACAATATGTTTTTGGTCTTCAAAGTGGTGCTTATGGTGTTATAGAGGGTGCAACCGATAAGTCATTTACTTCAAATAAAACATTGATGGTTAAAACACTGTTTGGAACTTTCCAATCTGGTGAACCAATTAGAGATGAAGGAAATAATACTTTAAGAATTCGTAAAGATAATACAATATCTCATTTTATCGTTACTTCTAGAGGAGCAAATTATAATACAGGAACAAAATTAAGAATTGATGGTGTTGATTTTGATATATCAAAAATTAACCTAAATTTATCTGGTGCTTCAGTTATTAGTGCTGAAATTGTAAATAGAGATCTTGTTAATCAAGAATATTCTAGACCTCCTATAGTAACGGTTGTTAATCCTAGTGGTGGTGCAGGTACTGGTGCAGTTATTACTCCAGTTCTTGCAAGAGACTCAGTAGTAACATATACACCACAAAATGTAAAATCATTCTTCTGTGAATTTGGATCTGGAAATGTTAACAAATATACTGCTGACATTGAAATTAACAGAGAAAAATATGCTGAAGTTAAATCTGTTACAGATTTTACATTTAGTGGGGAACTTGGTAAAAAATTTATTGAATGTAATGGATTTGGTGGTGATACTTCTAAATTCTTACAACAGGGAGATTTAATACAATTTACTGATACATCTGATACAACTATTCGTGCAATCGTACAACAAGCTACACAACCATCTGGTGTATTAAAATCTAGAGTTTATCTAGATAGATCTTTACCTGCCAATGTAACAAATAGTAGTGTTGTTAGAGTTCGTCCTGCAATTAGTAATTTTAATTCTGGTTCTCTTCTTTATAAAACAGGAACAAATCAAGTTAGTTCTCTTGTCTCTAGTGCTGATGATTCTAAAATTGAATATTATCTTAGAAGAGATTTTGTAAGCACTGGTAGTGGATTAACAAGTGGTGGATTTACTTTTGCTGCACAATTAGATTTTGGTACACAAAGATTTGTATCATTTGATGAAAGTAATTTTTTAATCACAGTCCTTGATCCTGGCGTTACATCTGGAACTTCTCTTATATCAAAAGGTGATGTATTGTACATCACGTCAGATCAAGTAAGTATTACATCATCAATTGATGCTTCTAGTGGACTTACTTCTGGTAGTGTTACTTTAAATCTTCCTGATAATTATTTCGGTTCTGCATCATCAACATACAGTTCATTCCCTAAGTTTAAATTAACTGCTACATTAGAGGTTACAAAAGCAAAACCAAGACTTAAGACCTCTATTGAAAATAAAAGAATTATAATAGATTCTATTGGTGATAGAGTTCTTCCTTTAAGAGGAACTGATTATGATACAACTAGTACAACTGTATCAACGTATGCTGATGTATATAATCTAAGATATGTTTATATGGGATCTTCATCTGATGCTCCTACAGTGGATAAAAATGGAACTCTTGTCAGTGGTACAGATATCACAAATAGATTTACATTTGATGATGGGCAGAGAGATACTCTATATGATGTTTCTAGGATTGTTTTGAAACCAGGTGCTGATATTCCAACAGGAAAAATTGTAGTTGCTTTTGATTACTTTGAACATACAGCAGGTGATTTTTGTGTGGTAGATTCTTACCTACATGAAGCTGGTGTCTCAGCAAATGAGATTCCTACATACAATTCTCCTACATTAGGAAATGTAAGTTTAGGAGATGTTATTGACTTTAGACCCAAAGTAGATAGTGCTGCCATTATTTCTGGATTCCAGAATAGTGCTACAACTAATGCAACTTTATTAGGTGCTGCAAATACAAGATCGTTTACGGGTAGTGGTGGTATTGTCTCTAGCACACCTGCACCTGATAGTGGATTAGAATATACATTCTCATTTACACAGAAACAGTATTTAGATCGTATTGATGGTGTCTTTTTAAACAAGAAAGGTGATTTCATCATCAAGGAAGGTAACTCTTCTCTCAACCCATCTAAACCCGATCCTGTTGGTGATGCTATTGCATTAGCATATCTTTATATTCCTGCATTTACAAAATCTAACAAAGATGTAAGAATTTCTCCCATTGATAATAAGCGTTATACAATGCGTGATATCGGCAAGTTAGAAAAGAGAATTGAAAGATTAGAATACTATACAACATTGAGTATACTTGAGCAGCAAGCACTCAATATGGAGATTATTGATACTACTGGAAACAATCGTTTTAAGAGTGGTTTTATTGTAGATAATTTTGAAACACATAGAATTGGTTCATTAAGATCAGTTGATTACAAATGTGCCATTGACACACAACAATCTGTTCTAAGACCTCAATCAAAAGAAGATTCATTTAACTTGGAAGAGGTTTTCACTAGAGATGACCAAAGAACAACTGCTGGTTATAAGAGAACTGGAGATCGTGTAACACTTCCATATACAGAATTAAAATTACTTGGAAATGATTTTGCTACTAAGACTATAAATCCAAACCCATTTGTTGTGTTACAATATGTTGGTGATTCATTTATAGGACCTAATGTAGATTCTTGGTATGATAATTCTATCGCACCATTGGTCAATGATAATAACACTAATTTATATTCTATATTTTTAGCAAAAGATAGCATTAGAGATTCTCTATCAAGTCTTTACAGTTCATATAAAGTTAATTGGATAGGAGCAAATAGAGCATTCTTTAATATAGGATCTTTTTCTGAAACTAATAATAGTCTTTCCAATTCAACTGTTGCAAACGCTTCTGTAGGAAGTTCTTCTAATATCAGTCCACAGAATAATGAGATTGGAAAAGGTATCAATACTAAGGGTGTTGGATCTAACGTCGTAGCAACTTCTCTATCATTCTTTGCTAGAAGTATTCCTGTTAAATATACTATCAATCGTTTAAAACCAAACACAACAGTCTTTGCCTTCATGGAAGGTCAAAATATTGCTCGTTGGGTAGTTCCTGATGCAAGGTATACAGGTTTAGCTGGTAATTCTTTATCTGCTTTCAATGGATCTATCACTACTGATGAAAATGGTAATGCTAGTGGTATAATATTAATTCCATCTGGTAAACCACCTAGAGAAAATACCACATGGACAGGTGATGTAGATACTGTTCTTTATGACGATGCGGGTAGTGAAGTTAGATTTACCACTGGTGTAAAAACAATAAGATTCACATCAAGTTCAACAGATGTTGATAAGAATACAGTAGAAACATATGCTGAAGTTAAGTTTTATGCTACTGGAGCAATTCCAGATAATCCATCTTCAATTATTTCTACCTCTCCTGCATTTTTCAAAGCAAATGAAGGAACACAATTAACTGCAAGTAATACTGCTAATCCAATCAGACCTAATCCTCTTGCTCAAACATTTAAAGTTGAGAACTTTGATGGTGGTGTATTTACAACAGGTGTTGATTTATACTTCTCTACTAAGAGTGATAAGATTCCTATTAGGGTATATCTTACAGATGTGCAAAATGGAAAACCTGGTAAAAACATAGTACCTGGCACACAAAAAATTATTTCTCCAGATACCTATTTAAGAGTTGTTGCTAGTTCTGAACTAACAATTACGAAGGGTGAAAAAGTCACTGGTGGAATATCAAATGCATCAGGTCCTATATCAAGAGTATTTGATAAAAATAAAATTGAAGTTACTCCATCTTCTGCTGGCGTATTTACGCTAACAAATGATCAGGTATATACATTGATTCTTGATAATCATACAGGTGTCTCATTCCAACAAGATGAGATATTGAATGTGCCTTCTATAACACTTGCTAACAATACTAACAACACAACTAATACACTTAAGATAGTAAAAGATTCTGGTAGAGTAACTGGTCTTGCAGTTACAAATACTGGTTCCTCTTATGAATCTGCAATTGTAACAATTGAAAGTCCTCAATTGCCTGGTGGTGGTACTGCAACTGCAACTGTTAGAGTTGGTGGTGGTAAAGTATACAATTCTGAGATAGTTCTTTCTGGTTCTGAATACACTGAACCACCTGCTGTCGTAATTGCAGGCACAGGTACAGGAAATGCTGGTGCTGTAATATCATCTTCTATTACTATTGATAGTCCAGCTGTTAGAATGGGTGTTGCTATTGATGATGCATCAACTAATACTGTTAATTCTACAACTCCAACTAATTTTGCTTTTGATTATCCAGTTTACTTAGAAAATGATACTGAGTATGCTCTTGTATTAGAAACAGATTCTGTTGATTATCTTGTATGGGCATCTAAGTTAGGTGAGGTAGAAATTGCTACAAGCACAACTGTCACAACACAACCTTTACTTGGATCTCTATATAAATCTCAAAACACTAATGATTGGACTGAAGATTTATTTGAAGATCTTAAATTTAATATTAATCGTGCTGAGTTTGATATATCAAGAACTGCATCTTTATTGTTAACTAATGAAGAACTTGGTTATGAGAAACTTGATGTTGATCCAATAGAAACAAACGCAGAAGCAAATACAGGTGCTACATCATCGTTATTTAAAAATAATAACTTTAAAGTTAAGGTTAATCATTTTGATAATGGTTTTGAGGATTCTGGGAAATCATTCGTATTCTTTAAATCAGTAACTAATGTTGGTGGAATAACTGCAAATAAATTAAATTCTGAGTTGTATCAAGTAAGCAATAGTGGTCTAGACAGTTACGTAATTACAACTTCTAATAGAGCATCTTCTAATGCATTTGGTGGTGGTACAAATGTACTAGCATCATTTAATAGAAAATTTGAAAAGGTTCATGCTATTATTCCTAACCTTTCATTCTCACAAACTAAGATTGATGCTACAGTTAAAACTACTAACATAAAACCTGTAGATGATAATGTAGGAACATTTACATCATATACACAATCAGATTATGAGAAGACATTCTTAAATGAAGACTTCTTCTTTATAAATCAGAAAGTTCTTGCTTCAACTATCAATGAATCTATTAATAATATTGATAGATCACTAACATATAAACTTGATCTATCAAGCACAGTATCGTACTTATCACCATTGATTGATCTTTCAAGAGCATCACTTAAAACTATTTCAAATAAGGTTGAATTTGCCTCTGGTAAAGAAGATAGATTTGGACGTAGAGATCAAATATTAGAATTTTATCCAGTCTATCAATTTACAGTTACTAATACACATAGTGGAGTTGGTATCACAACACCTGGTTCTAATGTACAAGGATTGGATACAGTTACAGGAGTTACAAGTAATGCTTCTGGAAAACTTGTCAAGGTTGATGGTGCTAATTTAACAGTTGTTGTTAAAACAACAAATACATTCCAAGCTGGTGAGACATTAAAATTTACTACACAAACCGCATTGAATGATGATGGAACTAATAAGGTTACTGTCAATAATGCTTCTATAACACAAATTGTTCCACAGTTTCCAAATACAACAGCAGTAAGTAGAGTGATTTCTAGAAGTCCAGATGGATTTGCAAATACTTACGATAATATAATTGATGCTGCTATTGTTTTATGGGATAGTAAAGCAGGTCAATTGACTGTTACAAACGACAAGCAACCGATAAATGATGATTACACAAGTAGGGCAACTGGTATTGCTAATGACCCATTTGCTAGAAATTCAGTTGTAGATTCACAAGCAACTGATATCTTCCGTGTAAATGACTATCTATCATATGTTGGTCAAGAAACTGGTGAGGAAGGATTTATTCAAGTATCAAAAGTTACATATACTGATGGTGTAGATTTCATATCAGACATTGAATCAAAGAATAGTTCTAATGTTGCCAAGTATGTAACAAAAGAAGTTGCGATTGAAAATCCAGCTACAGGAATTAATGTAAAAATTACTGCTAACACCAGTGACATAAACAACATAGGACTCCTATATAGAATAAAGAAATCTTCATCTCAGGAAAACTTTGAAGATATTGAATGGGTATACTTTAATGATACAGGTGTGCCAGATGAGGATGTAATTGCAACGTCTGAAAACTCTATTAGTGGTATTACTGAGAAGCAAGCATCTTATCAGGAACTAAGTTACAGTGTTGAAGATCTTCCTGAGTTTTCATCATTTGCAGTGAAACTTATAATGAAATCTAGCAATCCTGCTTTCGTTCCTAAAATTCAGGATCTCAGAGCCGTCGCATCATACTAATTAGAGGATCATACAATGCCACAAAGAAATGTAGCAACCAATTTTACCTTTGAGCAACAAAGGCAAGAAATTAATTTACTCGCTGCTGATTTTACTTCTTTTGAATCAACAGTAAATACTGCTGCTCCTACATATTTGAAACATGATGGTAGTAATAATTTTACTGGTCAAACTTTAAACGTCCCTAATGCCTTTACAATTAACGCTAACAATGGTTCAGGAACTCTTACAATATCTGGCAACCTTGATGTAACAGGAACTACTACAACGGTTAATTCTGCTAATCTAGAAGTTACTGATAAAAATATTTTAATCGCTAAAGGAAGCACTAGTGATGCTCAGGCTGATGGTGCAGGTATTACGATTGACTCTGCTACAGATATAACATTCAATTTTGTTGATGCTAATGATGCTCTTGTGAGTAGTATTGGTCTTGAAGGAACTACTTTCTTAAAAGCACCTTATGGACAATTTACAGGAAATGGAACTCCTGGCACAGGTCAAGGTATTGAAATAAATGCACCTGATACAAACACTGGACAGATCATTTCTTATGATAGAGGAAATACTGCATATAAAGAATTAAGACTTAAAGGTTCTTCTGTTGGAATTTATGGAGGAACTTCCAATGCTTTAGTTGGTAGTTTTAGTAGCACTGGTCTTTCTGTAACAGGAACTATATCTTCATCTGATGATGTAATAATTACTGGTGCAAACAAAACATTTAAGTCAGAAAGTTCAAGTTCAGGTGATTATGTTAGATTGTATGCTGGCAGTGGTACAGGTCAGTGGGATATTTATGGTAATGGTGATAATTTAAGATTTAGTGATAATGCGTCTGCTGGTAGCGTAATATTTGACAGAAACGTAGATGCAAACAGTGGTCTTGATGTTATTGGTACTTTAAATATTGACGGGAATAGTAGCAACACTACACAATTTTCTGGATACAACGCTTTAAGAATACACAATGCTAATGGTTCTGCTCTTGGTATTACTGCTGACATGTATTTCACCGTAGGTACAGGAACTACCAATAGAGGTGCAGCAATTGGAGTAGAATATTCAAATCCAGGTCCTGGTAATGCTTTATATTTTGCCACCAATCCTAATGCTGTTACTAGTAACGATACTCTTGAAGAGAGGATGCGAATCACACCTGATGGTATGGTATTAATAGGAACTTCTACTAAAAATACATCAGATAGATTTACTATCGTGGATCCAGGCAATGCCTTTATGTCCCTGAGATCAGATCAACATGCCGACCTTGTTTCTCAACATTTAGATTTTATAGTTGGTACTGGTAATAGATCAAGTGGGAACATGGTGAGTGCAATTAGAGCTCAGGTTCCTGATAATACTACTGCTGGAGGAACATTAAAAGGTGAACTTTCTTTCTGGACTAACTCAGGTGACAATATAAGTGAAAACTTAACCATCCATTCAGATGGAAGTTTACGAACAACAATAGGTAGTGAAATATCTCATAAGTCAGGTGGAGATAAGTTAGTGTATGCAGATCTGCAAGAATATGGTATTTCAGACAACGATAATGGTTACAAGACCATGAAGACATGGAGAGCAGATAAAGGTGGTTCCTTTACTTTAGATGTAAGTATGATGATTCAATCTGGTACTTACTACTATTCTTATATTGTATATAATGTCACTCAAGGTATTAGAGTTAATCAAACTGGAAATGGTAATGATAGTAATAACTTAACATTTACTGATGGTTTAGCTTCTGGACAATCTAATAATGTTCATGCATTTAGGAGATTTTCAATTGCTTGTGGAAACACTCTAGGAAGTGTAAGAGCTGGAGATCAACTTGAATTAAGAATGGCTTCAACACAAATTGATGGCACTATGGTAACAGGTAATGGTCAACGTCTCCTTGCAAGAGGATTAAAAATATTCAGTACTACTGGAAATCCAGGCACGGGTGCTGTTGATGGTGCTGGTTATAATGCTGCTATGAATACTAGAAACTGCTGTTATTGGTGGTTGGATCGTAATGGAAACTATAATGGATTTGAATCTAATAATGAGAGTACATCAATCTCATTTAATAGATTAGTTGAAAGTGCGAATTTATCTGATGATGATTGGAATAATGGTGTTGTAACCATTCATCAAGATGGAGTTTATGCACTAAATGCTTCTGCTTATAGCATTGGTAATGCTTTTACTCAAGGTTGGTGGATTGTAGATGGTGCTAGACATAATGGTTGTGATATAGTTTTGCCTAGCACATCTGCCATTATGTCTATGTCTGGTTTTATGTATTTGACAGCAGGACAGACTGTTGGATTCCATCCTCATTACTCTGGTTCATCAAGCATTACTATTAATGATAATACATACCATACTTACTTTAGAGGTTGTTTGATAAATGCAACAAATGCTACCAGAAATTCATATGCATAAATGAACCATATAAAAGTAAAAGACAATGATCATCTCTATAGGGATGTTAATTCTGGTGCAATCATAAATACCGATAGGTCTTCGTTTGAGAAATATAAGAGGTCTAAGTTAAAGTTTCAAAATATGGAGCATGAGTTAGACCATCTGAAAGGTGAGTTAAGTGAGATCAAGTCTCTATTAAAGCAATTGGTTAATCCTGATGGTATTAAGGAACGTCCCAAAAA